AATCCTTCAGTTGACGGTTATGGGTCACTGGCAAATATGGAAAGTCTCTGGGGATATTCGTATTTTGAAAGTGGTGAAGTATTTTCAAGAATGCTTATTCAGCGTAGGGATGACTGTCCGATACCATTGAAGTTGCAGGTACTTGAAGCAGAACAACTGGATCCTCAATATTTTGCTCCAGGAAATATCCGGTATGGAATAAAATTTGATGATTTTGGTAAACCTCTGGAATATCATTTCTGGAACAGGCATCCGAATGAATATTCCTATGAAAAAGTTTTAAAGAGAGTTTCTATCTCTTCCAACGACATCCTGCATATCTTCTCTCGGGAGCGTCCAGGTCAGTGGAGAGGTATTCCTAAACTTGCTGCAGCTATGCTTCCTATTTATGAAATGGACGAGCTTACAGATGCTGCACTGGTAAGGCAAAAGGCAGCTCAAGCAGTAGGCTGGATTATTAAAAAACTAAATGCTGGTGGCCTTCCTTCTTTGGGTGATGTTGAAGATACAACTGACCCAGAAACTGGCGCTAGTAAGAAGATTCAGAAAATCTTACCTGGTGGTGTGCACTACTTGCAGCCAGATGAAGATTTTGAATTTGCTGCTGTAGATGATATTGGTGCTAACTTTGTTCCACTGCTTGAGCATGAATGGAGAATGATAGCTTCCTGTTTAGATGTTACTTATGAGCAATTGACAGGTGACTTAACTAATGTTAATTTTAGCTCTATCCGGGCCGGGTTAATTGAGTTCCGCAGACGTGTAGCAATGACGCAATCTCTGATTTTTATTAACAGAGGTTTGCTGCCACTGACGGAAAGATTCAAACAACTTGCTTCTCTGTATATAAGTGAGGCTGCAGGCAATGCTACTTGTAAATTTACTTTACCTAAAACTGAATGGGTTGATCCGCTGAAGGATGCTCAAGCAGATATTGCAGAGATTCGTGCAGGTCTAGCTACTTTGCAGGATAAACTGACTGAACGCGGTGTTGAAGATATTGATACTCACATTAAGCAGCTGGCTGCAGAACAAGGTTTTGAGATAGTTTTAGATTCAAACCCAAAACATAACACACAGGATAAAACACAAGTTTCTGACCCACAGACTGAAACACTTCCAACTAAAAAAGGAGCTAAGAATGTCCCAGCATAAGTATGTACGTCTATTAACCAGATTAATAGATACTCCACTTCTTATTAACAGTACTAAACTCGCTACTCTGACAGAAAAGATTGCAATACCTTTGATGTTTGGGCAGGTAGATGATATTGTTAGAACTGAAGTAAATGCAACAAAGTATGAAATTATTGAGAAACAATTGTCTGCTGGTAATAAGGTAGGACTTATCGAAGTTACAGATTCTTTGGTAAGTAAAGAAGTTAGTGCTGCTAGTGGTATGACTTCCTATCAGCGAATTGCTAGTCAAATTGATGGTGCAGTAGTCCGCGGGTTTACTACTATTGGTTTCGACATTGACAGTCCTGGTGGAGAAGCTTCCGGTTTGTTTGGTCTTACTGAAAAAATCCGTCAGCTTTCCACTCGTGGTATACGTACTTTTGCTTTTATCGATAATGCTACATCTGCTGCTTATGCAATTGCTGCCGCTACTCAGAAGATTTATTCCTCTGAAATCGCTATGAGTGGTAGCATTGCAGCTTTGATGGTACATAGAGATACTGTAAAAGCGGATGAAGAAGCTGGATTTAAATACACCATTTTCCAGTCTAAAGAACTTAAAGCTCTTGGACATCCGCACGAAAGTTTGAGTGAAGCTGCTACAGAGAAAATGACCTCTATACTTGCAAGTCTTGACTCTACCTTTAATAATGATATTGTAAAAAGCAGACCGGCTTTGAGCATTGATGCTATCATAGGCATGAAAGGTGCTTCTTTCACTGCTGAAGAAAGTCTACAATTAAACTTAGTAGATGCTATTGTGCCTAACATGGAAACAGCCTTAGCAGATTTTTTTAAAACAACCACCAGTCCGAAAAATCAAGGAGTAAAAATGAGTGAATCTGATTTAGCTACACAACTGGAAGCAGCTCAAAGCACGATTGTAGCTTTAGAAACTTCCCTGACAACTCAACTTGCAGATGCTGTTTCAGCAGAACGTGCAAGATGTTTGAGTGTTCTTAAAAACCAATCTACACTGAATTTGAGTTTGGATAGTGCATTATCTCATATCAGTAAAGGGTATTCTGCAGAACAGTCTTTGGAAATGATGACTGATACTCGTGCAGAATTTGATCGTCTGAAAGCTATCGATACTTCTACCTCTGGCAGTTCTACTGTCGGTTTGGATGATCCTTTGCAGCAAGATAAAACTTCCAGAACTGAATTCTTACGCAGCTCTTACAAAGCTGCTAAAGGTTTATAATTTCAACTTTTTTCTTAACTTAACTGAAAGGTAAATAACATGGCAAGAGATACAGTAAGCTATGCCCCTCTGCAGATTGTAGCTGGTGATTCAGACATTCGCAGTAAACAAGTTGTAATTGCAGCCAATGCTGGTGCTATTGCAGCTTTAACCCCACTGAAACGTGATGCTAACCACAAATGTGTTTTGGCTACAGCTATCACTGACGAAATCGTTGGTATTCTGGTTCCCGGTGCTGATTCTACAGAAAGTGCTTTGACTGGTTTGGCAACATCTGCCTCAGACCAATATGCTTTTGTTTACACTCATGGTGATTTCTTTGCAGATAAAATCAACTTTGCTTCAATTACCACTGCAACTGACAACAACAAAAAAGATGCTGTGTTTGATGCTACTGGTATTAACATTAAGTTTACTGGCACTACAACCCAGTTGTTAGATTAATTTCTACAATCCCTCACTTTTAATTAAGGAGTTTTAAATGGCAACACCAACTTTTTTCAGTCACGAGGAAATTGTAGCAGTAATTTCCGATGTGAATCCTTTTCAAAGTTTTCTTCTGAACTTCTTTGGTTCAGAGCATCTGTCAAACGATGAAAAGATTAACTTTGATCGTTTAAGCAAAGACGAGCGTATTGCAGTTTTTGTCAATCCACGTCGTCCTGGTGAAGTGAACAAACAACGTGGTTTCAGTGTTGATAGTTACAAACCTGGTTACATCAAAGATAAAGATACTGTTGATTTTAAACACGTAATCCGTAGACGTGCTGGTCAACCCTTCAATGCTCCAGTTTCTCCAGAGCAAAATTATGCAGCTATCGTTGCAGATTTGGCAGCAAACCAAGTTACGAAAATCTACCGCAGATTGGAGTTAATGGCTGCTCAACTTCTGTTGAATGGTACTTACGACATGGTTGGTAAAGACCTGAATGTTAATGTTGATTTTGCGCGTGATGCAGCTTTAACAGAAACTTTGTTGACTACCAATCGCTGGTTGGACGCTAATACTTCAGTATCTCCAATTGAAGATATTGAGAAAAAACTATTAGCTGTTAGTTATCCAGTAAAAACTCTGATTGTCGGTGCAGCTGCTTGGCGTGCTATCAAACGTGATCCTTTGTTTGATAAAAACGTGTATGTAGATTTACTGACACGTGGTCAATCTCCGCTGGTAGTTGGCCCTCAAGGGATGTCTCCAGACGGTTTGATTTACAGAGGTAACTTGTTGAGTTCTGGTGTAGATATTTATACTTACACTAATACTTACATGGATCCTGACTCAGGTAATGAAACTTTGTACATTCCAACTGATGCAGTCATTGGTGTTTCTGATCCAAGTTTCGGCTTCCAGTGTTTTGCTCCTATTCAAGACGCTGCTGCTAACTTCATGCCAATGCCATATTTTACCAAAAATTGGATGGAAGAAGATCCTGGTATTCCGTACATCATGACCCAGTCTGCTCCTTTGCTGGCGCATACTAAAATCAACAGTACATTTGCTCTGCGTACTGGTGCTACAATTACAGGTGCTTAATCTGTGAGTTCTGTCAATGCTAAGAGTTTGAGCATACTCTCCTGGGAGAATTTTGACTCTGCTCTAGCATTGGCAACTTCACATACGTTGCAGAAAAGTGTCATAGGTTTGAGTAAAGAAATTAACAAAAAACTTACTGACACTTTTTTTACACCCGATCGACCAGAGCGTTTGGCAGTATTTAGTTTTAAGAAGCAAAAGAATCGCATTTATTCAGCGGAATTGTTTTACAGGTTTAAGGCAATTCCATTGAGTAAATATCCAGTACGTCAATACAGGGTTACTACTGGAAATCAAATTATTAAAGTTACCAGATTGAAAGGTAAAAGTTTTAGGACTTCTTTAGATAACCATCATGCTGTCGCTACTTATGTGCAAATAAGAAGAGCAGGTAGAATGAAACTGGTTCAGGACAAAGTGGGTTTGCATGGGGATCCAAAAGGCCTGAAAGGTTTTCTTCATACTGGCAGAGCCTTAGGGCCAAAATCTTTTTCTGCGAAAATATTTAAGAGACAGCAGCAAGCTACATGGAGTAATGGTCAGAGATTGCCTATTAGGCAACTGTTCGGGCCGTCAATTAGTCAGCTTGTTTTAACTAAAGAAGTCCAATCTACTATTGATGAAAGTAAATTTACTAAAGATTTAAATAAAATTTTCGGCGAGGAATTTGTCTGGTGAATATTCCATTATTAATACAAAACACACTCGCAATTGCAGGTAAAGATTTAACTTTCTCTATAGGTGCTATAAAAGGAATCCCAGGTTTTGAACTGCAAACCCTTTACAAAGGTGAAGAATCTCTGTATGAAGTAGAAAGACAGAACTTTTGTTTTCATATTTCTGCTGCTGATTGGGTAGCTTCTCAGATTGATGTAGATATGACTTTCACTATTACAGATTTCGCCAATGTTTATACTTTTAATGTGGAAGGAATACAACCAGATTTAAATGGTTGGGCCTTCTTAAAAGCAACTTACAGATCAAAGGTTCCTTACTAATGTATAATCTACAGGGTTTAATAGATCACTTGATTAGTGATACTGGATATGACACAGCTTTTGCCAGAGCTAAAGAAATGAATCTGGAAGGGATGGATCAGATTATAAAAGTTAAAGTTGGTTATCATTCTGTAGATTCTGATGGTGTCCTTGGTGACGGAGAGACTCCAGATCCTTATCAGTATTTTGCAGAAGATTTAAGCTTTTCCTGCATCGTTCAATTTACTTGCGGCGTTGCAGAATTTCATACAGTATGGCAATCTATCTATGATTCCTGTAGTGGCTGGATTCCTTTGGATGCTGAAAAAGATATTTCTGGTTTCATGTACTCTGGTGGTGGTGCTATGGGTTTAAAAGATGGTAGAATCTGGTGGATGGATCGCTGGAGAATTGATTTCCCCAGAGTTAGTAATTTTCAATAACGTAAACTGAGGTATATAAATGGCCGCACAAATTAAATATCATCAAAAGTCCAAACTGCTTTTAGCAAAAATCCAGACTGTAGATGAAGCAACTCCAGTAACTCCTGCAGGCTCTGATGCTATTGCTATCTTTGATGCTGATTTTCAACCAGAGTTAGAATCAGAAACTTTCCAATACACTGGTTCTGAGCTGGATGACGATGAAGGTGTAACAATGAAAGATCGTTATGCTACAGCTTCTGG